TGCCGATCCCGAAACGGCCTTCTGCGCTCAATCTCGCTCGCTCGACGCCATCGATACTGAAGGTGAGCGCATAGACGCTCGAAGTCGTTCCGACATCGAAGGTGCCGCCGCCAGTGCCGGTGACCGTTATCTTGCCGCCGCGATTTTCGTCGCCGGTGTTGCGAAGCTGCACCGAAACCCCGCTCGCACCATCCATGAGATAGTTGCCGCCGCTGTCCTTCGTCAGAAAGTTCGCCGTGTCGAACAGACAATCGACCTTGACCGGGCCATCCATGTAATAGCCGAGCATCCGCGAGCCAGTGCCGCGGGTCTGCGCGGCGGTTGCGGTCGTGAGGGCAGGGTTATTAACGTCGGGCATGATGCTCCCCTATGCGGGCGGCGTCGGCCAATCGGGCGCGAACGGATCGGTGATGGTGTCGGGAAGGTCGCGGAGCGCCTGGCGATAGGGTTGCCAGGCGAGGCGCGTCGTTTCGGGAACGTCGGGCAACTGCGTCCAGTCGCAGGCGCGCAGGCGCTCGGCGCGCTCGGCGCGAAGGCGGGCCCACGCAGGAGCGTCGTCGAGGGACCAATTGCCATCGACCCACAACCAGGGACCGTTTCCGGCTGGCGGATCGGGCAGAGCTTCCCAATCCGGCGCTTCATATCCCTCGGGATCGGCCGAGATATGGACCTCGCCAGTGGGGGCGTGACGAAAGGCGGTCATGTCAGCACCTGCGTCATCGATACAAAGCCGGTCGCGCTAGCGATCGCCGTTCCCGATGTCGACCGATTGCCGACCAGCTGGATTTCATAGGGCGCATCCGCGGTGAGCCCGGTCAGCTCACCATTTGGGAACACGTCGCCGGGGCTGTTCTCGCCCGGCTCGCCCTCGAGGTCCGGAGACTTGAAGGCATTGCCCGTCGCCGAAAAGCCGCTGTCGATCCATGTCCCGCTGCCGACCGCCCGATATTGCAGCTTCGCCGTCAGCGTCGCGGTGCCATTGGCGGCCGAATAGAAACTGGCGTAGCCCGAAATGCGCAGCTTTCCGATCGAGGACGCGGGCAACACCGTCGTCGGGCCACTCGCCGCATAGCTGCCGTCTCCCCACCACGATGTGCTGCTGAAGTTCACCGAAACCGAGCCCCCCGAGGCGGGGTCGCGCTGGCGAGAAAAGCTCATCTTGCCGATGACTTCCTGCCCGTCGGTCGCGACGATCTTCCACTGGACGAAGCCCGCGTCGGCGCTGATCGTGTCGATCGTGAAGCCACCCGAAATCGCCGTCGCGGTGCATCCCGACACGCTCACAACCGAAACCGTGCCGCCGATCGGCGCGCCCGCCTTTATCGCGTCGATCGCGACATTGAACGGCAACTGACCCATCTTGACGACGCCGTCGGAGTCGGCCGTGAACTGTTTGCTGGCGGGGACCGCCACCGCTGAAACGGGACTGATCCCCGGTGGGCCGTCGTGCCGGACCGGCGTCGACCAGCTCTCGCCCGCGACCAGCGTGCCGTCGAGTTCCTGCTTGGCCTTCGACATCCACAAAGGGTCGCTGCCCGCGGGCGGATCGTCCGACCAGCCAGACGGAATGCCGTTGCCCGTCGGCGTCGCGGGCTGGCTCTCCGCGCGCTTCCAGACGAACTCGACCAGCTTGCCGTCGTCGCCGTCGATGCCGTCGATGCCGTTCGTGCCCGGATCGCCCTGCGGTCCCGGCAGGCCTTGCACCGCCGCCTGCAACAGCGCGACCTTCTGCGCCGCGTCGCCCCACAGGCCGGTTATCGTCGCGGCGTCGGCCTCGCTGTCCTGCGTCGTGTCGTTCCACGCGGGGGACAGGCTGGTCAGATAGGCGTTGAGCGCGTTGACCGCATTCGTCGCGTTCGTGCGCTCGGTCGCCGCGACCCCCAGCCCCGCCGCCTTCGCGTCGAGCGCGATATGGTTCTCGATCATCGCCTTGTGCGACAGGACGAGGCCAGATTTTTCGCCCGCCGTCAGCCATCCGTCCGAGGCGATGCGCGCGACCTGCGCGGTCACCGCTTCGGCCGCCGCCATCGCCTGCACGCCGAGCTGGTCCTGCACGTCCTCATAGCCGCTGCCGAGCCACGGCTCGCCGTCGGCGCCGATCCACGCATTGCCGTCCGCGCCGATCCACGGCCGCCGCCCGAAGCGGTAGGGATGCCCGTCGGGGGCGATCCAGATGGTGCCTTCGTTCAGATCGAGCGGCGGCGTCGGCGAGCGATCGGTCGGGGCGGCGCTGGGCGGGGTGAGGTTGGTCCACCAGGCGTTCGATGTTTCGGGCCAGGTCGGCGGCGCGTTGCCGGCCGTCGGTGCTGGATTGACGTAAATCCAGCGCGATCCGTCCGTCAAAACGACAATATCGCCTTCGCGATATGTTTCCGCGTCGTCATAGACGCCGCGCTCGGTCGGGATCGCATAAAAGGCGATGTCGTTCGCGAGGTCGTGGACGCGCCAGCAAATCTCGCCAGACATGACGATCTGCTTGTATGGCGGAGGCGTGTCGGCTTCGACGAAATCGACGACCAGCGGCTCCCTTTTGCCCTGCGAATGGATCGTGAAGCTCGACGCCCCGAACTTGATTCGCGGCGTGATGAGGCGACCCATTAGGTCGAACCCCGCCTGAGCGTTGAAGCCCGCCGCCAGTTTGCGCGCGAGGTCGATGAAGGTCGTTTGCTCGCTGAGCAGCAGATTGATGTTGCCGCCCGAAGGCAGGGTCGCGGCGAAAGCGTCCAGCGCGTTCAGGCTGGCAGTGTCGAGAGCGGTGATTGAGCGATGCGCGGCGATCCGTTGGAGGATGGCGCCGGGGTGACGCCGCTGCACCTCCCCCTGATAGTCACCCTTCACATCGCCGGTGATGACCCCGTATTGCGGAGCGCCGAGCCGGATCATGCCCGATGCGAGGCAAGTGGCCCAACGACCAGCCGGGATCGACGCCGCGACCAGTGCCGCATAGCTCGCATGGTCGCCCACACTGGCCCCGAAACTACTTCCGCGCTCGTAAAGAGCGTCGACGGACTGGATCGGGCCATATCCCGAAAACTGATAGACCGAATTATCCTCGTCGATCAGCACGGGCTCGACATTCTGCGCATGGCCGAAAAGCCATGGTTTCAATTTCCCCTTGAGGTTTGCGCTGCCTTCTGCGCCTCCGGTTCCGGCATATTCCAGATCGAGCACCTTGGCCGCGCCCGCTTCGCCGGCGGGGTCGAGCGACAGCTTGATCGCCGCCCCGTCCTTCTCGAAGCGCGACACCCGTCCCCGCGACACCTCGTTCGCGGTCACCCCGCCGGTCGAGACCTCGCCGACCCAAAGCCGATAGGAGGCGCCCTCCCAGCGAACGCCCTTCGCGGCGGGGAAGGATTCGAGCAGGGCTTCCTCGGCAAGCGTCATCGGCGCGACCGACGCCTCGACCGCGCTGCCGATCGCGCCGTTGAACAGCGTGACGGCGAGGGTGCCGGGATCGAATATCGCCGCGGCCCAGATATGGCCGTCCCACGACTGCGCGCGCGGGTCGGCGGCCGAACAGGCCCGGATCGGAGTAGAAGGGGCGGGCCAGCGCGGGGTGACCTCGATGAAGGCGATCACAGGAACGGATTGGTGGTGAACCCACCGCCCCCTGTGAAGCCGCCTCCGCCGCTCACGAGAAGTGCCCGGAAGCCCGCCGTGAGAACTTCGGTCTGGCGATCAATCGCCCCGACAACCGCGGCGTTATCACTAGCGCCGGTCGCCTGCCCGTTCGAGCTGAACGGGCTGTCCCGGTTCTCGGCGATCGACACGACATTTTTCTCCGCGTCGATACGCTGCTTCGTGAGCGCAGTGATCTCGTCGAGCAGGTTGAAATAGGGCGTCTGCGACCCGCTGAACTCGCGCCGGATGTCGAGCAGGGCGCGCGCGGCTTCGGCGAAGTCGTCATAGGCGGTCTTGTCACCGGCGAGCACGCGCTCCTTGAGCGGGTCATAGGCCGATTGCGCCGCGGCCAGGCGCTCGCGCAGAGACCGGCCATTGTCGCCGATGGTGAGGTCGTCATAGAGCGATTGCAGGCCAGACGTCAGCCGCTCGGCCGCTTCCTTCACCGCATCCGCGCGCTCGATCCCGTAGAGCCGTTCAAGCTCGGCATATTCGGCCGTGCTCGCCCCGGCTTCGGCGAATATCGTCTTGAGGCGGGAAAACTCCTTGTCGAGCGTATCCAGCGCCGCGCCGACCGGATCGTCATATTCCTTGAGCCGCGTGAATACGCTCTCGAAGTCGAGCGCCTTTTTCAGCGCGGCGTCGATGTCCTTGCCCTGTTGCAACAGCCGTTGGGTTGAGGCGCGCAGCCCGGCAATCACGCCGTCCTTGATGAGGTCCATCGTCGCGAAGCGCACCGCAGCTTCGTAATCATCGTCGAAATCGAACCCGCCTTGCGATTTTTTCAGGCGGCCCCGGCCCGTGATATCGACGTGCCAACTGTCGCCGCTGCGGCCGATCGACACGCTGCCACGCGATGCGTCATAGGTGCCGCCGAGCGCTTCCGCGATTTGTGCAAGCGTATCGATCGTTGCCCCCGCCGCGCCGACACCCGCCTCGCGCGCATTCTTGCTGTTGCCGCCGGTGCCCGTGATCCGAAGATTGCTGCCCTCGCCGCCGATCGTCGCGAAACCGCGCGGGGTCTTTTTGAAGAGGCCGCCGATCGTTCCGCCGATGATGCTGCCAATTATCTCGCCGCCGGGGATCGGCAGAAACGATCCAGCCGCGCCGCCAATCTGGGCGCCCAGCTTGCTCTGCTTGAGGCCAAGACTTTTCAGGAGGCCGGAGGTCATTTCTCCGACCGCCGCGCCGCGCAGAGCACCGGAAACCACATCGCCGATGCCGCCGAGCGACTTGGTTAGGCTTCCGTTCTTTCCGAGGCCGTCGGCCGCAGTTTTATTCAGCTTTTTCAGTTCACTGTTGATATTCTCGTTCGACCGGAACGCATTGACGACGATGTCCTCGCTGAAAATGTTGGTGCCGCCGATGGATTTCGCGCCCGTCTTGGGCGACGAGGTGAGGCCCTTCACGATCTTGTCGACCGAATCGTTGTCGTTTGCCGCGATCGAACCGCTGATCTGGCGCGCTGCCGCCGCGGCCGCATTGCCGAGGTCGCGGATCGGGTCGATGGTGACCCGGATCGCCTTCGCCATCTCCTTGCCGGTTTCGTCCACCTGATCGAGGCCGAGGATTTTCAGCTTTTGCTGCCGGAACATGTCGCCGAACAGCGCCTCGTAAACCTCTTCGGTCATCTGGCGCTTGGTGATGTCGTAGATGTCGTTGAAGAAATTGCGCGCTGCCTTGATGCCCTTGCCGTCGAACAGGTCGTAGATCGCGGCCTTGGTCGCGTTTGACACGTCGTCGACGATGCCGAGCAGGATTTGTTGTTGTTCTTGCTGATGCTGCAATTCCACGCTCTGCTGACGTAGAATGCGCTGCTGCTCGTAATAGGCTTCAGCCATTTCCCGCGCGATTCCGCGCTGCTCGATCTGGGTTTCCAGCTGGTCGAGCGATTCCGCGCCGAGAAGGCGGGCCAATTCGATGCTGTCCTGCAGGCGGTCATATTCCGCCGTGCGCCCTTGGATCAAAAGGTTCTGGGCGTCGATCAGGTCGCGGGTTTCCGCGATGCTTTCGGTGATCGGGCGTGTCAGAAACTCGGGAATGATCTGGTCGCGCGTTTCGATCGCGCGCTGCTTGGTTTGCTCGACCACCCCGCGCTGTGCGTCGGTCAGCCCCCCGGCCTTCAGCTTCTTGTCTGCTTCGTCGATCGCCTGATTGAGGTCGATCACGGCCGCCGCGGCCCGGTCGATGTCGCGCGGCGCGCGGTCGAACTGTCCGCGCAGCTGCGACACCGATTCCGCTGCGCTGTCGATGTCGCGCTGCATCTTCTCGGCGGCGCGCTGCGAGGCCTCTTCCATCCGGCGCAGCGCGTCCTGAACCTGCTCGACGCTCTGGCGGCGCTTGGCGAAGGCGACATGGAAGTGATCGTCATGGTCCTTGTCGCCGGGGCCGAGTAATTCCTTGATCTGGATGCCGGCGGCGCCGAACGCGGCGCGGATTTCGTCCTTGGAAAGCGCGCCCATCCCGCCGCGCGGCACGAAATCGACCGCTTGGCCGCTATAGTGATAGCTGCCCTTGACGTGCTTTCCGCCCGTCGTGCTGGTGATCTGGCCACCGAGTTGACCGGCGATGAGTTGCGTCACTTCGCGCAGCGTGACGGGGGGCAGCGACTTCGATCGCTGCGCCCGCTCCGCCGCTTTCTGTGCTTCGAGGGCCTTGTCCTGATTGCGTCGCAGTTCGGCATAGCGGCGCTCGAACTCGGCTTGCGAGAGATAGCGGTCGCCGAGATTGTAGCGCTGACCCGCCGCCGTCGCCGGATCGGACGAATCCGCCTTCGCGCTTTCGATGCGGCGCTGGCGCAGTTCGGCGATCTGGCGGTCGAACGAGCCCTTGATGCCTTCCGCCCGGTCGATCGATTCGTCGATGCGGCGCTGCGCGAGCGCGATTTCCGCCTGCGCGCGCGCCTGCTCTGCACTCGATAGCGTCTCGGCAAGCGCCTTGCGCTGTTGGAGGAGGGCGTCGCGCCGGGCCGTCGTGGAGCCAAGCTCGCCGAAGCCGGGGATGAAGCTCAACGGACCCGATGGCGCGGGGCCAAGAGCCTTCAACTGGCGATCGATGTCGGCGATCCGCCGCTGCGCATCCGCCACCGCTCCCGAAGCCGAAGCAAGGCTGCTGTCGATGAGAAGCGCCTGGGTATCGATCAGGGCGCGCGTCCTATCGTTGAGCTGTTTGATCGCGTCCGAGAACTTCGTCACCGAAAGCAGCCGTGTGTCGAGCACCGCCGTGAAGTCATAGGTGGATTTCTCGGCCTTTTTCGCCGCGTCGTCCGCGCCCAGCAGATTGTCGATGAAGGCACCGAGAAGGAACGATCCGCCCACGAGCGCAAGGCTCCACGGCCCCGAAAGGATCGTTGCGACCGCGCCGATCTTCCCGCCGAAATTGCTAGCGGCGAACGCAAGTTGGGGAAGCTGCTGCGCGAGCACCGTTCCGGCGCGCTGTCCGCCGATGAAGCTGATCGCGACGTCCTGCATTTGCTGGCCGACCTGGATCATGCCCTGGCGCGTTTCGCGGAAGCCGCCGCGCATCTGGGTGAGCGATGCGTTTAACTGCTGGTTGCGGGCGGCCAACTGGTCAGCCGAGATGTCGCCGCGGCGATACGCTTCCGCCGCAAACGCCATTTCCTTGTTCACACGCGCCTGCTCGAACGCGAGCGGGTCGACCTGCTGGCGAAGCTCCGCAAGCTGGCGCTCATAGGCGTCGGCGGCGCGCGCGGCCTGCTCGAGTTCGCGGTAGCCCGCGCCGTTATTGAGTGCGCTAGAACCGAGGGCGGGGGCGATCGAAGCGCCGAACCTGCTGTTGGCGACTTCCAACTGGGCGGCGCGGGCCGCTTCGGCATAGGTCTCACGATAGCTTTGCGCGAGCCTGCTGTTTTTGTCCGCCGTGACGTCGAGCGCCGCCTGAAGGCGTGTGTAGGTCGCGAGCTGGGCCTCGTTCTCGCGGACGATCTGCGCGGCTTCGATGCGCTGCGCCGACAAAGCGGCGATATAATTGCGCGTTGCGCTGCTCGTGTCGCCGGTTTCGCGCGCAAGCAGAGTGGCGGTGCGCAGGAGGTCGCTATACGCCTGTTCCGCGAACTTCGCCTCGGCCGTCGCCTGCCGCATTTCGGCGGTGCCGAGGTCGAGCTTGCCGTTCGCCCCGATGCCTCGGTTCAGCGATTGCGCGAGTTTCGTGCCGATCTGGTCGAACGCTTGCGTAAACTGCCGCTCGGCTTTTTGTGCGCTTTTCGCGAAGGCCGTCTCGAAATCGCGGAAGCCGCCGCCCGACGGATCATATTCGGCGCGGATGAATGCCGGAAACGCGGTCGTGCCGTTGGCCATGTCCCCTATCTCCTACCGAGTTCCTGAGCGATGAGGCCGGGCAGCGATGCCCGCGCCTCGGCGACGATGGCGTCAACGTCCACGCGCGCCCGGCGCGACGTGTGCGGGATGCCGAAAAAAGCGACGATGAAATCGACCTGCTGCTGCCCCCGGCGGGGCATCCCCCTCTTGGTCAGCGAACGGGCCGAACGGGGCTTGCCCGAGGCGCTGACGCCGACATTGCGGACGATCAGTAATGGTGTGCCGTTCGACGACTTTGCGGGCATGAGCGGCCCGATCTTCGACGCGAATCCCATGCGATTGTAGAGCGATGGGGTCATCCTCTGGCGGCCCGCACGGATCGGGATTTCATCGGTTGCGATCCAGAGCCAGCGCCCGCGCTTCGGCGTGATTTCAGCCCCCGCGGTATAACTTTCAATCGCCCCGATGGTGCGCTCCGACCGGCTTCGGATCGCGAGCCAGCCCGACACCGACCAACCTTGACCCATGGTTCGCACGCGGCCGCCCTTTTCGGCGTCCGATCCATGGTCGACCGCATTGCCAAGACGGCCGAGGCCTGCACCCTGCATATCGGCGCGCAGTTTGCGCTTGGCGGTCAGCGCGGCGCGAGCTGTAGCGTTCAGCGCGGCCGCCTGTAGCCGCCCCATCGAAGCACGCTCGAACTGATCGAAGGCGCTCCGGGATGGCACGGCCACCCGCCCCCTAAAGCGGCTCACCCTTTCGCGCTCGCTCGATAGCTTCTCCGATCACCGCCCAGGCTTCGACCAGAAGGTTCGGTTGATCGAGCAGGCCTCGGCCGTCGGGCCAGTCGTGCCCCATCATGCCGCGATCGCATTGATGGTAGAGCCGGATGAGCTTGAAGCATTGCGTGTCGGCTACGCGACGGGGGTTTCGGGTGAAGAGCCCGACGCCGGGGATTTCCCATTGGTCGACCCCGATCCAGTTCCCTTGGTAACTGCCGGGGTCGGCGCTGACGGCGCAGGCGATTTTGAGTTTTTTTCCGCACTCCGGTCGAGGTAGAAGCGCCGGGTCACCGCTGCCGTGAGCTGCATGAGCGCGGCGCGGCCCGCGTCGCCATATTTCTCGATGATCTCGTCCTGCATGTCGCAGACGCTGTCGATCTCGATCACGCCCGCATGGAGGCGCGGGTTCTTGTCGAGCCCGGTCCAGCGCTTCACGCAATGCGCGATGGCGAAGCGTGGAAACTCCTTGTTCCAGCGGATTTCGTCGACGCTCATACGGCGCAGCGCCTCGGACGCGCCCGACAGGTCTTGCAGGAGCGTGTTCACCGCATCGCGGTCGGGGTGATCGAACGGAGCGAGGTCAGCCGGCGGTTCTTCGCCCGCTTCTCGCGCGGCCTCGGCTTCGGCTCGAAGCGCGTCCGCCTCTTCGATATAGTCGTCGAGGGCCTTCCAATAGGAAAGGACGCGCTGCACATTCTCGTCATCGCGCCCGACGCCCCAAAGGCGGCAAAGCTCGTCGATTGTCGTGTCGCGCATATCCTCTTCGCTATGGTGGCGAAGGCCCTCTTCGAGCAGGGCATATTCCATGCGCTCGCGCTCGCGCCTCGTGGGCGCCTTGAGCGCAAAAGAAGGCGGCGCGTCCACATGGGACAGCGCCGCCGGAACGAATGTCATGATTTCGCCACTGTCGAGCGGAATCCTCTGCATGGCCATGGGGGACAGCCTTTCTATCAGAAGTAGGGAAAGACGATCGCGGCGGCTTTGCTCATCACGTCGACGAACATTTGCGGCGACTGCGTGATGTGCGTGCCGCCCAGGTCGTCACCAGCATGGGTGAAGCGCGCGTCGGGAACGACGACGCCGACGATCTGGCCCGATCCAGAGCCCCACAGCGCAAAGAAACTGTGATAGGCCTGTGCATCGGCCATCGCGAGCGTGTCGAAATCCGCCTTCAGATAGCTGAGCAGGTTCGGGGTCAGCGTGATCTGCTTCGAGGTGATCTCGTCGCCCTCGTCGCCGACTTCCATGTTCGGATTGGGCGCGGCGTCGGTCTGGATGCCATAGTTCAGCTCGAAACCCGAACCGCCGACGGCCTTCTGCGCGATGAATTGCTTGCCGTCGCGATATTTCGGGGTCGGGCCGAGCGACGGGATCGACGGGGTGGCTTCATCGGCCGTCGCGTTGATGATCGCCGACAGCGTGACGCGCAGCACGGGGATGCTGCCCTGTCGCGACGTCGATGTCTGCACCGACACCGCGAGCGAGGTCACCTGGCAGTCGACCAGATCGTAGCGCTTGCCGCCGAGCCAAGCCTTGATCGACAGCGGCAATGGATCGGTCGAGCTGAGGTCGTTCACATAGGCGAGTTGCTTCGGGATCTGATAATTGCCCGCGAGCGGCGCGGTGAAGGTTTCGCAGAGTTCGACGACCTTGGCGGCGTCGTTGGTGCGGATTGCCGAGATGCCGGGAAGCCCCGTATCGACCCCGAGCAGGCGAACGAGCATCGCCTTGTAGAGGTCAGCCGTCGCAGCCATGCCCACGCCGCCGGTGAAGCCCGTCGTGGTGCCGTCAGACAGCGCCTCGGGCGCCGCCGGGATGGCCGCCGTGGTGCGGACCTCGGTCATCTTCGCGTTGACGAGCAGAATGCCGGGCAGGAACGCGCCGGCAGCAGGGACATCAAGACCGCCGGGTGCGCGGAGATTGACGTCGAAGCTGATGGTGGCCTGTTTGCCGACCACTTCATCGCCATTCTGGTCGACGGTGCCGGTATATTCGGGGTTGGCGACGGTCACCGACGTGATGTTGAGCTGCATGTTCGAGCAGGGCATCAGATTTGCCGCCGGATCGACGAAAGTGCCGCGAACGGCCTGGGTGATCACTGCCAGCGCGGTGTGGCGCGCCTTGCGGGTGGCGAAGGGCATGGGTCAGTCTCCTTGGATCAGGCCGCGTCGTCGGCGGACTGGGTCGGTTCGGGATCGGGTTCCGGCACCGGTTTGGGTTCGGGCTTATTTCCGGCGCCCGCCGCGATCGCTTGCTCGGCGGTGGCGCCGCGGGCGATCGCGTCGTGGAAGGCGTTGAAATCGACGCTGCCGCTCGGCATCGCTGGCGCGACGGCCAGCACGTCAGGCTTGCGTGCCATGGTCAGTCCTTTCTCAGTGTGGGGTGCCGTCGGTTCCGATGATCGTGCGGAAGTCGCCGGTCGGGGTGTAAAGCGTGCAGGTCATCGTCAGCAGCGCTTCGCCGACGTTCGGCGCCGCCTGCTCCGATGCGTCCATGCTCACCGGGTCCAGAAACTCAACCCAGCCGTCGAGATAGTCGCTCGCCGCAAGGGCCTCGACGATGAAGGCGATTGCGTCCTGATTGGACGGGTCGATGTGCAGGCCGGTCTCTATGCCGCTCTGCACGGAAAACAGGATGACGCCGGTGTGACGCATCTGCGCCATGTGCTCGGCATATTCGAAATCAACCTTGCCCATGCCGATGACGACGCCGGGAAGGTCGGCCTCGCCGAGAGCGTCCATGTCGCTGCGATCGGCCGAGGTGAAGATGTTGATCGTGCGGCCCGCGCCGGTCGCCGCATCCTGAAGGACTTGCTTCACCTTGGCGGCGAGCTTGGTCCATGCCGTATCTGCGGGCATCAGGCGGGCACTTTCTGGATCGAGAAGCGCCAGAATCCGCGGTCGAACGCAACCGCGCCGACGGGCTTGTAAATGTCGTTCGGGTAGCGATGCAGCCCGGTCACGCGGCAGGCGTCGCTCGGGCGGACGGGGAAGGCCGAGGCGAGCAGTTCGATGACGATCACCTGCGACACGACGCCGGGGCTCGGTGTCACCGGGTTGGCGATTTCCTCGCCATAGTCGACAAAGCCGTAGACGCCGGTGGAGGGCTCGCCCCCCGCCGGCGTATAGGTGAAGGTGTCGCCCAAATACTCGACCGAGACGGGATCAAGCCGATCATCGGTCGCAGATTCGAGCGGGGAGGGCATCAGGGTGCCTTGTCCTCGGCGGCAGGGGCGGCCTCATTCGAAGCATCGTCCTTCGCTGCATCGGTGGCGCCCGCCTTAGCCGACTTCGCGTCGTCGGCGGGCTGGTCTTCGGCGGCGGGAGCGGTCTTGCCCCGAACCACAGCGGCCATCCCGGCGTCGATATATTGCTGGGCGACTTCATCGGCGATGTCGGCTTCATCGGCTTTGACCTTCCCCTTGGCAGCATTGAGAACGACCATTCGGTCGGGCAGCGCTATGGTGAAGGTCTGCAATGCACGGATGCGCATGGCGATTTCCTTTCGGGATCAGCGGGGGAGGGCGGAGCCGAAACTCCGCCCGGTCGATCAGGTGTTGCGACCGCGAAGCAGGACTTCGGGGCGCGTGACCATGTGCAGCGGGTAGGAATAGATTTCCGGCTGCACCCACTGGTTGCGCTTGTCGTCGCGGATCAGCTTCGAATAGATCGGACGCCCGAGGGTGCTGGACGTTTCGAAATCTTCGCCGGGGCCGTTGATCCGGCGATAGAGGCCGGGGACGCCCGCGACGATGAACTGCACCTTGCCGGTGCCGACCGCCACGGTGCTGTTGTCGTCGGTGCCCTTGTAATTGACCCATTCGACATCGCCGAAGCGGAAGGTCGTGAATGCCGTGCTGGTGCGCAGCGATTCCGCCGCCTGCCAGTTGTTATAGGTCGTCCGCACGTCCGCGTGGTTGCAGAACTGGTCGTAGAAGGTGTCGCCACACAGGCCGATGATGCGAACGCCGGGGTTCCATCCGGCGCCGAGCGCACGCGCGATCGGACGGATGACGCTGTTCGAGATCAACGTGCGCAGCACGCCGGGCGCAGGCGTAGCGGCATCGAGGTCGAAGTCGATTTCCGCCGGCTGCGCGATGCCGAACTCGGTGAAATAGTTATACAGCGTCGAGCCGTCGGTATCGAGCAGGATGCCCTGGATCGCGCCGAGGCGGTGCAGTTCCATGGTCAGCTCATATTCCTGCAAGAGCTTCATCTGCTTCTGGGCAATGAGCTTTGCCGCCGTCAGCAGCTCGCTCTCGGTGCCGAAGGCGCGGACGTTCGCGATTTCGCGGGCGAAAACCTGATCGGACTTTGCGACGCGCGGAAGGGCGAAGCTGCGCAGCTTGGCCTTCTCGGTCGAACCCATCGGGGGCTCGGTGCCGCGAAGCGAGGTCTTGATCGGCGACAGGACATAATCCTTGCGCTCGATGGTCAGAGTGTCGGTCGTGATGCCCTCGCCGGAGCCGAACAGGCCGAGCGAACCGAGAAAGCCCGGAACGGAGGGCATTTTCTCGACCGCTGCGGTCATCGACGAGAGGCTGAAGGCATCGTCATTGAAGATGTCGAAGTGCATTTTCGATGTCCTTTGGATGCGCGGAGCCGTTGCCGGTCAGCGCGTGCTGCCGGGTGACTGGCTCAGCGATGTGGAGTGGATCAGACGGCCTTGATGCCGAGCGCCAGAAGCGCGGTGATGGCGGCGGCCTGTTCGATGGCGTCGATACCGGCGCCCCAAATGAGGTCGTTTTTGTTGACGATGGCGGGACCGCGCAGCATCGCGCGCGCGGTCGTTACATCGGCGGCGGTGGCGTCCGCCGCGGCGACGAGGATTCCTGCCACGGTTTCGCGGCCATCGGCGGCCGCGTTGTCATAGGCGACATATTTGCCGCTCGCGGTGACCTTGCCGAGCACGGCGCCAGCGACGAGGTTCTGGCCCAACAGGACCGTGACCTGATCGACGTGATAGCCGACGCCCATGGCGAGCTGGCCGATGAACTCGCCTTCGTGCTGACCTTCGGTGAGGGTAGGCATGATTTTGTCTCCTTTCGTTCAGAGATTATTTGCGCGCGTCGGGGCAGACCGCGTTGATCGCGCTGTCCCAAACGGATGCGGAAGATTCCGCCTTTGCCTTGCCATCCTTGCCGGCGTCGGCGTCGATGTTGCTGTTTTTTACCTTGGCGAGCACGGCCTGCATTTCCTTGCGGCCGCCTTCTTCGGCGGCTTCGCGCTGCTGCTCTTCGGTGAGCGCGGCGCGCTCAACCTTGGGCATGTCAGCGAGCAGGTCGGTGATGTCGTCGGCGCTCGCACTGAAAAGCGAGGCCTTGGTGAGCAGCTTGCCCGCAGATGCTTCGCGCCCGGCATAATGCTCGCTCGCCATCACGGCGCTGAAACGGTCGGTCGCGGCCTTGAAACCGGCGTCGTGACCTTCCTTTTTCGCGGCGTCGAGAGCCGCACTCTGATTTTCGTCAGCCATAACAGGCTCCTTCTTCTTGGATTTGGCGGGCGGCTGTTCGCCGTCGCCGTCGGTGTCGTCGATTTCTTCGGGCTGATCCTTCGCGGCGGCCGTGGTCGCCTTCAGGGCAGCGGGAAGTCCGGCAAAGCGGCTCATCTGGCCGATCTCCTTTCACGCTTGTTGCGGTCGATTTCTTCTTCCATGCGGGACCATGCTTCGCGCTCGGTCGTCACAGCATCCATCAGCCCGAGGCCCACAGCCTCGGACCCCTCGAACCAGTCGGCTTCAGTTTGCATGGCGGCTTCAAACGTGATGCCGCGCCCCATGGCAACGATCTGCGCGAAACGGTCGCGCACGGCGTCACAGCTCGCCTGGAACTTGGCGAGCGTCAGCTTGTCGAGCTTTTCGACGCTGCTGCCACGCATCTTGCGTTCGCCCGATCGGATGATCGTCACCTTGACGCCTGCTTCGTCGAGCGCGCCGGTGATGTCGGTATGCGCCATGCAGCAGCCGATCGAGCCGACCATAGCCGTTTCGGGGCCGTAAACCTTGTGGCATACCGACGCGATCGCATAGGCCGCACTGCACGCCTGCTCGTTGACCCACGCATAAATAGGTTTGCCGCCAGCGTCGGCGAACTCGGCGAGTTCGAGCACAAACTGTTCGAGACCAGCGACCGCGCCTCCAGGGCTGTCGATGTCGAACCAGATGGCTTCGATCGCCGGGTCGCGCATCGCATCGCGCAACTTGCGGGTCAGCCCGTCATAGCCAGTCATGCCGCACATGGGGTCGAGCCAGCCGAACCGCGGAACGAGCGTGCCGACGATCGGGATCACGGCGACCTCGCCATCGGTATGGAACGAGCGTCCGCTGTCCCATTCGCGCCGTGCGTCGCCGCTGAGCGCGCTGCGCTCGATGATGGCCTTCGCTTCCATCGCGGTAGCATCGATTGTGCTGATTTCGACCAACCCGAGCCGCGCCTGCAATGCGAGCAGGGTCGCTTCGAGCTGGTGCGGCAGAATCGCGAGCGGGCGGTCGAGAAGCTGACGCGCGACGTTCGTATAGGGCTGCGGCCCCGCGCCGATCGGCCTCACTGCTCTTCCCCCTTCGGTTTGGCTTTGCGGCGCTCCTCCATCGGGACGCCGTCGCCGTCCCGATCCTCTTCGGTGCCGGTAGCGCCGCTGTCGGCGCCTTCCGCAGCCGCCTTGATGTCGTGCTGCACCGGCGCGAGGCCCATCCCGTCGCGCGCGGCCTGATAGAATGCCTCCTCGGCAAGCACGTCGTCGGGGTCGCGTCCGCGTTCGAGGATATGCTCGATTGTCGATGTCCGGCCCGCCGCCGTGTCCTTGTTCGCCGCGTCGGCTTCCTTGTTCGGGTCCACTGATCCGCGTCCCGGCCCGATCCATTCGGCGAAGCAAATCGCGGTCTTGTTGCGATAGAAAGCCGCGGGGCCACCGGGAATCTTCACATCGCCGTTCGCGACTTCCCATTCCAGCCATGCGGCATAGAGCGGGGTAAGGAACGCTTGCGTGAAGAAGTGCCGATCTTCAAGGATCGAGCGCCAGATTTCGTTGAGCAGCGCGCGCGCCGACGAGTAATTTATACTTGCCCAGTCGCCTGACAGCTGTTGGTAGCTGATCCCCATCGAGCTGGCGATCTTCTGAAGCACGAACCGCACGAAATCGGGATAATTGCTGTTCGGGCTGTTGCGGTTCGGCTGAACCACATCCTCGTCGGGGAGCAGATGAACGACGCTGGCATTGTCGACCGTGACGGGGTTGCGCCCGCGATAGTCGAGATAATCTTCGATCCAGCCTTCGCCGGCCTGCTCGCTTCCCGGTGCAAGCGCCTCTTCAAGGTCCGTCGTCGTGCCGGGCGACTTGATGAAAAAACTGTAGATCGCCGACTTGAGCGCAGCCGCCAGTTCGGCGCGGTCGATGCGGTCGACCATCTTCGACGGCACCATCGCCTCGGCGAGGCGCGAGATGCCACGCATCTGCTCGACGCGGCGCGGCGAGAAGGCGTGGACGAACTTGGCGCGCCCGGTCGGCCCGCGCGCCGGGATATAGTCCCACCGCGTCGCGCGCAGCGCCGCGTGCGGGTCATCGGGGTGGCCCGAGCGGACGTAATAGCCGATCGCCGCCCCATTGGCGTCCATGCGAACGCCGTTGCGCAGCATCGGACCTTCCTCGTGAACGAGATAATCCGGGGTCGAAATCCGCTCGGGCTCGACCAGCATGATGTTGGTCGGGTTCGACATGCCGCGAAAGTCGTCACGAACCTCTGCCGCCACCTCGCCATCGCGGAAATACGTCAGATAGGCGAGCTTTGCCTGCGCCCCAAAAGAGAGGCGCTGGCGGGCATCATTGCGACGCTCGATGTCGTTCGCCCAAACCTTGAACCGCGCCTGCACCTTGCGCGACCAGTCCATGCGCCAGCCGATGTCGCGGCCGAGCAGCGAGTAGACCGGCTGGGCCGAGAGTTGGATGCGGCCGCCGATGACCGCTTCGACGCGGCGGTCGAGGCCGCCGTTGATCCAGCCATTATTCTCGTCGAGGTCGCGCGCTCGGCCCAGGATCAGGTCGATGTCGCTCTGCGATACCGTGCCCGCGAAACCCGGACGTTTGGACCATCCCCGCATTTCCGAGATGTCCCGGCGCGCCGCGTCACGTTGATTGCTGCCGAGCAACGCCGATCGCGCCGCGGTGACCGCAGCGCTCATTTTTCCGAACATGCTCATGTCAGTTCGGCCAGCCCAGCGTGATCGCGCGGCGACGCTTTTTGCCAGCTGCAACCTGTTCCGCTTCCGCCAGCTTGCGCGTTTTCAGGTCGATCAGGGTTTGCAGCGCGCTGATCGTGATCTTGCCGTAAATCAGGCGCCGACCGCTGCGCCACACCTCGGTCACCATCTTGCCCGAAGCCAGGTCCATCTGCGCTTTTTCGAGCGCAGCGATGTCTGCGCGTAAATTGTCCGCATCGGTCGGGACCGCCGCCGAATCCTTGATCGGCAGCACGAACGTTTCTTCAAATGACCGTCCGCCGGCGGTCTGGCACTTCATTTCGATCACAGCGGTTTCGCCGGCGACCCCGCCCGAGACGAATGTCGTGACCAGCGCGCCGTTCACTGTCGGAACCTCTGCGGTTACCGTGCCGGCGATGACCACGCGGGTCGGGGTGCCGGTGATCGTGTCGCCCGCGTCCAGCGGCACGTCCCACGAATAATCCAGAACCTCGTCGGGGTCTTTGGCTGGCCAGTTGGCGCTCAAGATGCGATCCTCTTCCGAGTTGCGGTCGCGACCACGCGCGGCGGTCTGGCGGGTTGGGCGATGCGCGCCTCCCGGCTCGGAGAGGCAACGCGGCTTTGTTCTGTGGTCGCGACGCTGCGCGGCCTTGGTCCCCCTGCCGTCCGAAGGTTAGACGGGGGGAGGGTGATCCTTACCGTGGGCGACGACGCCAGAGTTGCATGGACGGCGGACGCCACCGCTATCGAGCTGGCAGACGCAAGCAGGGGCGAGGTTGCAGCTTGATCGTGGGCCGCAGAGTAAGGCGAGATGGCTGACCGGGCCGCAATACCGGGCTCGGTCGACGTCAATTCGTGCGCCGCATCATTGGCTGCGATCAGCCCTTTCCAGGCGATGTTTGGCTGCCCTGCCACGTGCGCATGGACCGCCGATGCGGGCGCGATGGCGAGCGCACCCGACAGGCTCGGGCTTGTCGCCTCGTGAACATGCGCGGCGCTTTCGACACCCACCGATGAATTGGCCGCGATCGACGGGCTGGTCGCTGCGCTGTCATGGCTCGCGTCGTTCGGCTGTACGGCCGATCGTGCTGCGACAGCCGGGGACGTCGCATCCTGTTCGTGGGTACTTCCGTCCACCGCAACCGATCCGCCGGTCGAAACTGACGGGCTGGTCGCTGTCGACGCATGATATGTACCATCGGGAGCCACCGACGAAGCGGCTGCGATGCTCGGCTGTCCTGCTGCGAGGTCGTGTGCTGCACCGTCAGGAGCCACCGTGGATGCCGCGGCGACCGTCGGACTATTCGATACCGTAATGTGCGCAGCCGAATCCGGCGCCACCTGATTATTCGTTGCAAGCGTCGGCTCGCTCGCCTCCTGGGCATGGGCCGCGCTATCCGGCGCCACACTGTTCGCCGTCGTGATCGTCGGGCTTTGTGCCGTGTGCGCATGCGCCGTACTCTCGGGCGCGATCGACGACTTGGCCGCGATGGTCGGTTCGGTCGATGTCGTCGCCGATGCCGCGCTATCCGGCGAAATCGCAACCGGCGTCCCGATGGTCGGACTGCTTGCCGTGCTGACATGCGAAGCGCTTTCCGGTGCGACCGACGACTGCGCCGATATGGTCGGGCTGCTCGCCACGTTCGCGTGAGCCGCGCCATTTGGCGAGACCGTCGATTTCGCCGCCAGCGACGGCGACGATGCAACATGAACGCTCGCCGCACTGTTCGGCGTCACCGATGACTTCGCCGCAAGCGACGGGCTGGATGCCGTGTGCGTATGGGCAGCGCCGTTGACTGTTACCGATGGGGTGCCACCCGCGGCATTCTTGACCGCCAGCGTGATCCAGCAATATGCCGCGCTCGCCGCTTGCGTGGCCGTCGTCGTTCCCGTCGCGCCCGCAACCAGCTTTTCGCCGGTATAGATCGCGACACCGCCACCTGTGTTGGTCGAGGTGCCGCCGTCGAACCGCTCGGTCAGATTTCCGAGATTGGCATTCGACTGGCTTGACCAACTTGCCGCAGACGCATCGCGGTCAGTGGCGACGAACGTCAGGATAAGCTGATTGTCACCGTCCGTCGTTACGCCGGTAAAGCTGCCGCTCGTCGATGCTGCGGCGTTGCCCCCGATGCTGACGCCAAGATCGACATCTGCCCCGCTGTCGCCGCGAACGACAATCCCGGCAGCATATTGAATGTTGCCGCTGTCGCCGATCGTGACGTTTGTTTCTGTCCCGTCGCTGACCTTGGTCAGAACGGTGCAACGAACCCCGCCAGCGGCTCCTGCCGTTCCGCGTGACGCCGTGCCGCTGTCCGGTGTGACAACCGTCCAACCCGCGACGGCAGGAACCGCCTCGTTCGCCGTCATCACGACGATGAACATGCGGTCGCCTGCAGCGCGGCCCGTCGAACCGAAGGCTACGGCAATCGATCCGGCGCCGCCCAGCCCGAGCGTCGTTCCTACATGCGTCGGCCCTGCATAGACGGCTAAATCGACCGCATAGACCGTGGTGTTGACGAACAAAAATCCGGTAGCAGTGTAGGTGGACCGAACGAACGTGCCAAAATCAGTGCAGGCCGATTGTGGGTAAATCGTCCCGTCGATGTCGAGGGGCTTGCCGTTAACTGCCGAAAAGCTGCCTGCGGCGGTGAATACATCGATAACATTCGGCGTGGCACTATCGGTGGCGAGCAGGTTTACCGTCGCGCCGCCAAGCGTCCCGGTGAAGGTGCCGAATGCGGAGCCGCCAAGCGTCCCGTCGCTGTAGCCGGTTGCTGTACCGTCAACGCCTGCCGTTAATGTCGCCACGGGCTATCTACCGCCCGTTAGGTCAGGTCGGATCGCGGACTTCGATCGCCCACGCGCCGATATCAACGGTGCCGCCGGATGCGACCGCTTGACTGGCCGTCGTCGAAACATATCGGAGAGTAGTGTCGCCAGTCTTAATTAGCGCGATATGCGTCGCCGTGCCGGACGTGACGACCGCAACACCTGTCTTGGCTTGCACCCCGCGCTTACGGCCCGATACATCGCCATTAGCGATAGCATCGAACGTCGGTGCGACATCAGCCAGCGCATAGGTGGCGTTGGCTTCGGTGTAGTTTGTCGGCTCGGCGGAACAGAGAACCATCTTGTCCGCATCGGACCAATAGGCCAGGGCCGCATCAGCGCCCGCGTCGTTCATGCGCTTCGCCATTATTCAGCCCCCTTCGATAACGCGCTGGCCGCGGCGCTCGCCATAGTTGGACGATGCCATCACCGTTTCCGGGTCAATGTTCAGTTCGTCGGCGGAAATGACGACCACGGGGGTTTCATCGGTCGTTTCACCGAAGCCAAGCGCGGTGAAAAAGGGCGCCGCGTCGGGATCTTCGAAGCCGTAAACCACGGTCGGGTGAAAATCGAGGCGCAGATGCTTGACGCGCTGGTTGAAGATGAATGCGTACATTGACGTTCGTCCTTTTTTGCTATCGGCGCGAGTTGAGCCGGTCGAAGCGATCGAGCAGCGACGGCTTGGCTGGCCTCGGGGTTTCAGATGTGGGCGTCTCTGGTTCCACGTCGTCGACGAGGCTCACGGCGCGGGCCCAAATCGGACGCTTTTCGATCTCGCCCCAAATTCGGCTCTTTCGGTCAGGTTCGAGCAGGATGCGCCCTGCTTCCGCATAGGCATAGAGGTCGAGCGTCTCATTCGGCCCGCTGCGAACCCATTTCCCTTCCTGCTCCGTCTCGTTGAAAAACTCGTCGAAGACGTCTTTCGGCGTGTTGAGCGCGAAATAGCATTGCCCCGGCGAACCATCAGCGATCGCGAGGTCCGAAACCGTGTCACGCTTCAGATCGTCGACGCCGAGCGTGTGGAGCGTGATGACCGGCTGGACGACCTTGCCCTCGCTGTCCTTGCTAATCTTCGTCGGCGCCGAGAGGCGTTCACGCTTGCCGCCGACGCCCTTGATGCAGCGCACCTTGCGCCAGTCGCCCCAGCGCTTCCTGTCCATGCGGCGCGCGAACTCATAGGCGAGCCAGGTCGCGTTGCCGTCGCCCGTGTCGATCATCGTAACCGCGACGGGCAGGGCTTTCGCCGGGTCCGATTGCAGCGGAATCAGCCGGTCGATCACCTGACTTTCAAGCACCATCCAGTCGTCGGCGACCCGCGTCGGCCGAATATCGCGCATCACGCCGTCGGGGTGCTTCCTCTGCCGGATGGTAAAGCGGTCGATCAGCCACGAACGGCGTTCCAGATCCCAGCCGCGAATGACGACATCGAAGCGATTGCCGCCGGTGTCGATCGCCGCGGTGGCGAACAGGACGCCATGGGGAACCTCGCCCATGCGAAAGCTGACCGCTTCGACGCCCGTGGCCATCGACTTCGTGCGCTCGCGAAGCGCTGCCGCATCGACGTTCTCCGATCCAGCAGCACCCTCGAAAACCTCGCCGAAGGTGCGGACCATGACCTGCCGCAGCTTGTCCGTCTTGCCGGTGCGCTCGCGATGTTCGCGCGCGCCTTCCAGTTCGACCGCAAGTTCGGCCAGCGTGACCTGCGACACCATGAGCGCGTGAATCCAGAAGCCCATCGTGATCGTTGGATCGAGGTCGCCCATGATCCCGATGTCCGCGTCGAGCGACTGCCCTGCGTGCATGTAATCGCCGCCCGCGACCATTTCCTTGCGCTGGGCATCGTCGAGTTCGACGCCGCAATGGGGGCAGATCATGGCCGCCGTCTCCCGCGCCAGTTTCAGCCGCTCGCCGATCGGCGTTCGTTCGGGCGCTCGCTTGTAATCCAGCTTGAAGCGCGGCACGTCGGGCCAGTGCTTCGTCGGGTAGGGCGATGCGTGACCACCGCATTCCGCGCAGGCCATCACGAATATGCCGCGGCTCGATTGGAGCCATGCCTGCGCAATGCCGCCCGACCATCCTATGTCGGGGTGCGCGCAGGCGTAAATCTTGCGCAGCGAGCCGACCATGCGCTGGCGCTGGCGGCCCTGCTCAAGGAAGTTCGACGCGAATTTCTTGTTGTAGCTGTCGGGCTCGTCGAAAACGATGAACCGGCCCTGACGGTTGGTCGTCGTCTTGCCCGACATCGCGAGCAGCTCGACCGTGTAACCGCCGATCCGCTTGCGCCGCAGCGTATTGTCGCTCTGGCCGCCGCCTATCTTTGCGGCCACCCCTTCGTGATCCTCGAACAGCGGCTTGAAGACGCGCTCGGCATAGCTGGACACTTCGTCCGGCCCGGCGAGATACCACATGATGTCGCCGGATGGGCCGAACTCCATCGTCTTGAGCGCATAATTCTCGGCGACGACAGTGCCGCCCGAGCGCGCAGGCTTGGGCACGATGACCTCGTTGACGCCGGGCGCGTCGAGCGCGGCCATGGGCGCGGCGAGATAGGGGGTTAGGTCGAGCGACCAATCCGCCGTCTCGCCATCGGACTGGCGTATTTTCCGATGTTCGACCGAATATTCGAGGGTCGATATGTCTCGCGGCGGCTCAAGGAAGCGGAGCGTTTCGGTCGCGATGGTGAAGATGTCGGCGCAGAACGCATCCCGCGCGATCATCTCACATGCTTCCGCGATCTCCTGCTTGGTTAGAACCCGCACCGGACTCCCTGACGAATTTGCTGCACATCGACTGCATCCCGACCGCGACCTTGCGCAGTTCCTCAGTCATCGCCGTGCGGATGCTGGCGGGCAGGGCGCCGGTCGGGTCGATCTTTGACCCCACCCCGAGCACCGCTGAAACGGCTGACTGGTTATATCCGCGCAGGAAGTCGCGCAGGTCGGTCGCCGGGACATAGCCCCCGGACTTCATCTTGTTTTCCTGAATGGCGAGCGTGAGGTTCACCTGCCGGGTAAGCTCGGCCATGTCGATCCGCCCCGCTTCCTCGGGGTCCATATCCAGACCGACCGATTCCACGACACGCCGGTTGCGATCCTGCCGCTTCGTCATCTCGCCCCGGAAATGGGCGAGCAGGGCGGCAACCGTCTTTTTCGGGTCGAACTCCCATTCGATGCCGTTCCCGCCGCGAACGAATGCGCCGCTGTCGGCAAATGCGGGAAGATCACACCATCGGCGCAGCGTCGGCCATGACACCGACAAGGCTTCAGCCATCGGCATTGACGACAATTTCGTCGCTTCAATAGTCGAAATGCGCCTCTCGGCGGCTTCCAATGCCTCGATCCGAGACGATATGGAAACCGTCTGCGCCATCAGAAAACTCGCGATTTTTGGGAGGGCGAAACCGCGCACAACTCGGTAGGCGCAATTTCTGATGTGGCGGATTGATACATATTCCGTTCGGAAGTGTCAAACAGTTGCTTCCAGTCTCGCATCATATCGGCTTTCCCGTCGAATACTCCACATAATCCGCCACCCGGTCGGCGCAGCACCGCAGTCCGTCGAGGGGATGGCGCCCGGCATAGGCGATCCTCGCCGCGCGGGTGATCGGGGTATCGCCGAGGACGACCGCCTCGAAGAACTTTTCCAGTCTCGACGGAATCATCAGCCGGGCGTTGTCTATCTCCTTTTGCGCCTCGATCTGCCGCGGCGTGAATGGCAGTCCGATGCTGGCGGAACCAGAGATGCGAGGCTCAAAGCTGGTCGACTTCACATTGCCGGAAAGGCCGCTCTTCTCGTGCTGCTCGCGATACCATTGGCAGGCCTTGCACTGGCGCGCTGTGATCCGCCCGGCATTATAGGCCCGCTCGGCATGGCTGGTCTCGACCCGCCGCCGCGTGGTGATCGGCTGGTCGGTCCAGCGCTCCCCGCCGACAGCAACCGCACGGCTCTTCCCCTTTGCCAGCCATTCCGGCGTCGGTTCGACCACGGTGTTGCCGATGTTCACGGTGATCCCTTCGGCTACCTGGATGATCGCCGCCTGCCGTGCCGCTTCGCGCTCGGCTTCGGCACGGTCACGCGCGATCAGGGCGGCGACGCGATCCGCCTCGCGCTTCTGGTGCGGGAGGGGGGCATCCGGCTGGCCGACCAGTTTCGACACGGCATTGGCGAGATGTTCGCTCGCGCTGCAAAGTTCTTCGTCCCGATCGATCATTTCGGCACCTCATCTGGCCAGTCGCGGGATAGGAAGCACTGATATGGCGTCCATTGTGGCGGGAAACGGCTCCGGTGCTGTCCGGGATATTGAGGCTCGTCCGCATACCCAATGAAATCCCATGCGGTCGAATATTTGCGATAACGGCCTTTTTCGGGCCAGTTCGGAACCAGTCCCAAATCAGGATTCCAGTCGGCTAGGGTGTCGCCGGGTGCCGCTCGATGCCGCTCGATCATTCCGCTTCCTCCCTGCGCTTGCCATAAAGCTCTTCCGCCAATTGCTTGATCTGCGTTGCCCCGGACCAACTGAAATGCGCCGGGTTGGCGATAAGCAGGCCGAGTTCGTGCCACGCCCTTGCGCCTGCGGATCGGCCGTTGGCGGGGTCGGCCTCGCGAAAACTCGGCGCGTATGTCGTGAGCGATGTTCTTTCTAAGCCTGCGGGTCGTTCACTGTTTCGGCTCACTGTGGCGCTCCTGTCGCGGTGTCGGGAATGTGGATGCCTT